AATCTTTCCGGGGCAGAGCTTTCCGGGGCCAATCTTTTCGGGGCAGAGCTTTCCGGGGCCAATCTTTCCAGGGCCAATCTTTTCGGGGCAGAGCTTTCCGGGGCCAATCTTTCCAGGGCCAATCTTTCCTGGGCAGATCTTTCCGGGGCCAATCTTTCCAGGGCAGAGCTTTTCGGGGCCAATCTTTCCGGGGCAGAGCTTTCCGGGGCCAATCTTTCCAGGGCAGAGCTTTCCAGGGCCAATCTTTCCGGGGCAGAGCTTTCCGGGGCCAATCTTTCCGGGGCCAATCTTTCCTGGGCAGATCTTTCCGGGGCCAATCTTTCCTGGGCCAATCTTTCCGGGGCCAATCTTTCCAGGGCAGAGCTTTCCGGGGCAGAGCTTTCCAGGGCCAATATTGGCGGTGCGAGAAAGCTTATTGGCCACCGACCATTTTTCGCAATAGGCCCAATCGGCTCGCGCGCCGATTACATGCAGGCATGGATCACTGATAACGGCACGATGATTCGCGCCGGCTGCTTCTTTGGCACACGTGCGGAGTTCGAGGCAATGGTCACTGAAACGCACTGCGAAAACAAGCACGCTCAAGAGTACAACGCGGCATTGTTACTTATCGACAAGCACGTAGAGCTGTGGGCGCCTACACAGCCACCATCGGAGACACTAACATGAAACGGATTTTGACAAGCGCGAACATCGCGCACGCCCGGCTGGTGGCCAGGCACCCACATCGACTGCATCAACCGATGCTATATCGGATTGAGGGCGTTGTGCTCGCTGCTGCCATTGCAGCAACATACATGCTGGTTGCGTGGATCGAGTCTGGGGCAGGGCCATGAAACGTCTAGCCCAGCAATATGCCGCGTGGCGCGAGGCATTCAACAACCGCAGCCGTGCATTGCGCCGAGCCATTTTGGACTGCGGCATCAACCATCAGCGCCTGACCTACTCAAAAACAGGAGCATACAACCACGCCATACATAACTGGAGCCTGAAATGAACAACCAACTCGTACCACTACCCGTACTTATTGCATCCCTGCGCGCTGCAAAGCACATGGAAGACACAGCAGCAGAGCAGCGCATTGCCATCGAAAAGCAAATCCTCATGCACTACGCAGACCAGGCCAAAACCGAAGGAAGTATCACCGACAAGGATAACGGCATTACGCTCACCTACGGCGTGACCCGCAAGGTGAACACCGATGCGCTGCGGGATGCCTGGGCGACGCTGCATGAAAACGTTCAAAAGGCTTTCACCTGGGAGGCAAAAGTAATCACCAAAACCATCAAAGCAATCCAAGACCTTGATCCGCGCGCTTATGCGCAGTTGGCGAACTTCATTACCACTACACCAAAGAAAACAAGCATCACACTGAAAGAGTAAACACTATGTTCGATCTGAACTCAATCAGGCGCGGTAAAGCCATACAAGCGCCGCGCATATTCCTGTATGCAACGCATGGAATTGGCAAAAGCACCTTTGCCAGTCAAGCGCCGAACCCAATATTTATACAGACTGAGGACGGTCTTGGGAATATAGATACTGCCAGCTTTCCCATGGCAAAAAACAGCGCAGACATAGTGAGCGCTATCGAGTCGCTCTACACGCAAGAGCATGAATTTCAAACGGTCGTGCTCGATAGCGCAGACTGGTGCGAGGCCATTTTGCAGAAGGAAATGGAAACCAAGCACTCGGAAAAAGAGCTGGCCTATGGAAAGTCGGCCATGATTTTGGCTGATAAGTGGAAATTGATTCTTGATGGTCTGAATGCCCTACGCAACGACAAAAAAATGGCCGTCATCATCCTGGGGCATTGCGAGGTAAAGCGGTTTGATAACCCGGACTCAGACAGCTACGACCGCTATCAGCCAAAGCTACAGGCAAGGTGTAGCGCACTGCTGCAAGAGTGGGCTGATTGCGTTTTATTCGCTCAGTACAAAACACTCGTTAGAAAAGATGACGCTGGATTTAACAAGAAGATCGCCAAAGCCACAACAACCGGCGAACGCATCTTGCACACCGTAGAAGAACCATCGTTTTTGGCAAAGAACAGGTTTTCTCTACCGAAAGAAATGCCCCTGGACTGGGCAACATTTGCAGCAGCTCTACAAGCTGCGCAATCGTGAAAGTCCACTTCTATCAATCAACTAACCAGAGAAATATTATGGCCTTTATCAATTTTGACTCTACAAACATCGCCCCAGACACAGCCCGCGCACCGATCCCGGCTGGCACCTACTTGGCCCACATCGTTGACTCTGATCTGGTTGCATCTAAGACTGGCAACGGACAGAATCTGAAACTTGTTTTTCAGGTGCTTGATGGACAGTTCAATGACCGCAAGGTACACGAAAATCTGTGCGTACAGCACACAAATCAAGAAACCCAGCGCATCGCTCAGGCCAAGCTGTCTGCGATTTGTCACGCTACGGGATTGCTTCGCGTGCAGGACAGCAGCGAACTGCACTACAAGCCAGTGAAAATCGTGGTTACTGTGCAGCCACCACAAAACGGGTTTGATGCACAAAACCGGATCAAGGGCTACGAAGCAGCGAATCCTGCCGGTGCGTATGCGCCGCAGCAATTCACGACACAGCAACCGCAGCAGTTTGCGCCTACGCCCGCAGCGCCGTCTAGCGCCCCAGCATGGGCAGCGAAGAAGTAAATGGCAACGATACCAACAGAGGTATCGGACCCAGTAGCCGCAGCGATTTACGCGCACTATAAGAGCGTATCCGGGGCTGAAAAGCCTCGCGGCTACCTGGGTGCCAGCAGCATAGGCAAGTCGTGCTCTAGGGCGCTTTGGTACGGTTTCAGGCTATCGAAACAAGCGAGTTTTGATGGCCGTATGTACCGCTTGTTTCAGTCAGGGCACTTGCAAGAGCCGCGCGTTGTTGCAGACCTGCGGGCTATCGGTTGCACCGTGTACGACCTCGATCCGTCCACTGGTAAGCAATGGGCATTCAGCGAACCAGCAACCGGGCACCACCTCAAGGGCAATGCCGATGGTGTTGTGCTGGGCGTACCGCAAGCGCCGAAGTCAGCTCACATCCTGGAGATCAAAACCAGCGGCACGAAAGCGTTTGCAGAACTGCAAAAGCACGGTGTTGAAAAGGCGAAGCCTGAGCACTTCGCCCAGATGATGATTTACATGCACTGGACGATTGCGCGGTACGGTGAAGATGGATGCAGGCGTGCGCTTTATGTGTGCGTGAACAAAGACACTGACGAGATTTACACCGAGCGCATTGAGTACAGCAAGACCACGGCACAGGCGATTGTGGATAAGGCAAACGCCATCATCCAGGCCATAGAGCCGCCCCAGCGCATCAGCAACGATGCAAGCTGGTACGAGTGTAAGTGGTGTGACTACAGCGCCATGTGCCACGGTAGCGCGGTCCCTGCGCCTACATGCCGATCATGTGTCAACGCTACACCTGAAATGGACGGTGATGCACGCTGGTCCTGTGCAAAACACAAATCTGATTTGCTTTTTGGCAATCAATTACTTGGCTGCGACTCGCACCGTTACATCCCGGCAGTGATTGGCTTTGCCGAAGCTGTGGATGCCACCGATGAGCATGTGGTGTACGAAATCAATGGCCGGTTTTTCAAGAACGGAGCGCCGCCAGCTTGCTACAGCTCGAAAGAGATACACGCCTGCCAGGACAAGTCGCTGCTTGTCACGGATAACCAATTTATCAACGACATGCGCCAGCAGTTTTGCGCGGAGATTGTGGGGTGAAAGATGATCCTACGTGATTACCAATCAACAGCAGTAACCGCCACCTTCGACTGGTGGACAAAGCACGAAGGCGCTTGCTTGTTGACGCTACCAACAGCAGCAGGAAAGAGCATCATCTGCGCCGAGATCGTGCGCCAGGTGTGGTATCAATGGCCGGACTTTCACCCGCGCACTGTGGTTCTAGTGCCAAGCAAAGAACTGGCAGAACAGAATGCCGAGAAGCTGGTAAAGTTGCTACCGCAGAATATCAGCGTTGGTTTTGTGTCGGCCAGCTTGGGCAAGAAGCAGCATCTAAAAGATGTTGTTGTAGCCACCATCGGTAGCATTTACAAGGATGCACACCAGATGGGCAATATCAAGATTGTCATCATTGACGAGGCCCACCTTTGCAACAACAACGGCAAAGAAACCGGGATGTACAGGCGGTTTTTAACTGAGCTTGCCAAGTATTGCCAGTTTCGAGTCGTCGGCATGACGGCCACCGCTTTTAGAGGCGACGGGGTCTGGTTGACAGATGGGGACGATCCGCTGTTTACAGGGATTGCCAACACCGTGACGATGCGCCAACTGTTAGATGCCGGGTACATCGCGCCGCTTGTGCCACCAGTTGCAGGGGCAATCACAACGCGCATTGACACCAGCACAGTAGGCATATCAAACGGTGATTACAAGGTTGGTGAATTGTCCGATGTTGTTGAAACATATCTCCAAGGCGTTGCCGATGAGTCCGTGCGTCTTGCTGCTGACAGAAAGAAATGGATAGCGTTTACGCCGTCGGTGACGAATGCGCAAAGTCTTGCATCAAAGCTGGCTGCGCGCGGTATTTTTGCGCATGTTGTGTGCGGTGAGACACCGAAGCAAGAGCGTGAAACACTGATTGAACTATTCCGCCAGGGTGACATC